TATTTGTGGAAGGAACGACCAATTCATATTGTGGGGTTTCTTTAATTAACAATGATGACAAAGCCATAAACAAAAATCTCCTTTATTAGGTTGTGGCATATGTTCTGAATGCAAACAGAACCATTAAGTTAGTATATATATTCTGAAACTTGTGTCCCATTTCAATTGGAAGAATATTGATTGGGTATGCTTCTCTGAGAATAATAGCAGATGCTTCTTCGTCGTTTGTTGTTTGTGGTATAATTTCAACAAAACTGTCGCTAATTGGTCCCTCATATTCGACACGAGAGTAATAATTGTTGTGTTTGATCACCAACGCATTCATCCAGTCTTCAAAGTAGTTTTTCATTCCCCATTTTCCCTTTAGCGGTATTGTGAACATTGCTTCATATTCGTATGTTCTTCCTACTGGGATCTTTCGTATTGGTCCCCAAATTTCGTCTAGATTGTATTCTAAATTTCTACCAGGAATTACAACAGTCTCGACATGAACACCGCTCATTACGGGCAACCCGCCTCTCGGACCTTCTAAATCTCTGCTCGGGAAAAAATCTACCTTATAGCGACTAGAAAGTTGAAAGTTTCTGTTAATAAACTGTTGCCGGAAATTTGATATATTGGAATTCATTTAGTGTTCCTCTTTTATATTATTTAGGGTAAAATATTATCTTCTGTCAAAATAATAAATTTCCATCCTCTTTTTTTACAAAAATTCTCTGCGGATTCCCATTTTGCTTCATTTATAGAAAAGGTTAAACATTCTTGTAAATATGTCTTGGTGATCTTTTTCTTTTTCTTTGGTGCTGATGTTTGTCGTTTCGGTTTAACCTCAATCACAATAGTCTTTACTTCGTCTTTATTTTTCTTCTCTATGATAAAATCTGGAAAATACTTATGGACTTTGTTGTCTTTAGGGGAAATATATGGAATTGATAATTCCTCTGAGCCCCACCTCAAAATGTTGACGTTTTCGTCTAAATACTTACAGACACGACGTTCCCACAAAGATCTACAGATAATCTTTGAGGGGTTTCCTATATATTTGGATATATTAGTGGGATTATATCTTGTCTTGTATGCCATCTATTAATATATATTAGCAGGAGATTATATATATGGCCAATTATCAATATCCTACTTCATATGTTCAGGGTGAAGTTCCTATATGGTTGTCGTTTCGAACGGTGCCTTATGCGGGGTTGGCGGCTCTGCGAGGCATCGAGTCATATGTAAAGGCCCCAGGATGGATGTCTGATACAATTTCCGTAAACATGCCGAAGGAATATGTTGTGTCGGATGGTGGACGATATTCCATGGGTGATACTCTTTTGTATGCTACAGGGGCGGTGAGCGGGATCTCGGCGATGCTAGCAATCAAAGCCGGGCAAGAGTCGAAGCGGGCGTTGTGGAAAGTGACACAAGCAGTAACTGGCTTTCAATTCCCAGAAGGAACTGATACAATTTTTAAAGGTGCAAATATACGAAAATTTCATTTCAATCTAGATTTTTTCCCAAAAACATACAAAGAAGCGGAAGAAGTTACAAAACTTATCCACGCTTTTCGTAAAAACGTATACCCTGTAAGTTTTGGTAGTCTCTCCGTTATGATTGGTGCTTTACATCCTCCACTATGGGCAATTAAAGTGGTAGATCCTAAAGGAAAAACACTAGAGGATTGGGATATGGGGCTTCAACTTTCTATATTAGCACAATGTGTCGTGGACAAGGAACCATTTGGCCCTAGAGCAATTACAAATAAGACTAAAGAAAATTTTGCTCCATCTGCAACAAAAGTCACACTAGTATTTTTTGAACTAGAACCGAATTATTATGTTCCTGGGAACGACCGAATCGCCTCCAGATCCGCCGTGTTGATGGAGAAAGATATAATAAAAAGCCTTGGACTTGGTAGTTAATGTTTTTTGAAATGTTTCCAAAAATCGACTATAACCTCTCTGGCGTAGATTCTGGTTTTTCTGTTAGTATGTCTGATGTGTTTAGACGAATTAAATTTACAGATAATACTTTGTTGAATACAAGAAACTTCATTGAATATCAAATTAAAGACGGAGAAACTCCTGAAAACGTTGCTTTTGATTTTTACGAAGGGGTTTCATGGTCGTGGCTGGTATTATTATCAACAAATATAATTGACACCACATCAGAATGGCCAAAATCATCTTATACAATTCAAAGAGAAATGATAGACCCCGCACATTTGGGCGGAAGAAGTTATTTTATTCATGATTTTAAAAATTTTCAAAGTGGCGATATAATTTGCCAATCTACAGAATGTACACCGAGTACAACCTGTGAGGGTGGAATTAATGCTAGTTTAGACAATTATGCTGTAGTAGATAAATGGCACCCAGAACTGTTCAGAATAGATTCAACAAGAATTGTCGGAAACATTGAACAGAATGATTACATCACTATACTCAGAAAACAGTCCGACGAAAATTATGCCATGGTGGGAGGAGAAAGTGGGTGTACCCCAAACCCCCTGCAATCCCAAATCAAAAAAGTAACAAAATTATCAGACAGTGTTCATTCTTTCGTTTTGGGAGAGAATAAAATAAGTGGATTTGTTGATTCTACAGACTTGAGCACCTTTGACTATTCTGGAAAAAGTCTTTGTGATGCACCCAACTCATTAATATACAAGTATATAAACGGCGATGATATTCCTGTTAGTGTGATCACAGAAAAAGATAATGTGTTACACAAAAACGACAAAAAAAGAAATATTAGATTGATACATCCCTCACTAAAACGAGAAATATATAACGAAATGAAAACCCTAATTTCATCACGGTATTCGACCAACACCACAATATTAATTGAACGAAAGTAAAAATTTTATATCATGGCATATTATTATAACATACCTGACGAACCTTCCATAAAAAAGGTTTCTATTGCAAAAGTAAAATATGATGAAAACGACCCAAATTCAAGAAAGGAAGAAGTGGTATTTGATATTTTGTCGGAAGAGCACGGTAAAAATATGTTAGTTGGTCTTCATCTTGTTGAAGATATATTTTCACCGCTAATGCATGGGACTCTTGTGTTGTCCGAACCGCTTGCCTTGTATGACACATTTAATTTCAACGGTGAAGAAGTTGTAATTTTAGAACTCCAAACACCAGGAAAAGAACCGACCACCATTAATCTTGAATTTTGTGTTCATTCTACAGGCAGAAATGGCAACCTATCAATGCCCAACGGATCATACAAGTTTCCATCAATCAACAATGAAATCTCCATTATTATAAATTTTATATCCTGTGAATATAATATATTAAACAATGTTGAAATTGAAATGACCGACTCTGATTTTATTGGAAAAATTGCTTCTGGTGATGATGATGATGACGACGGTCTTGTGAATTTAATTTCAAAGAAATACTTTTCAAAATCAGATTCGTTCGAGATAGAACCAACATCAAACTCAATTTGGTTCAAAAAAGAAACCAAGATGTATCCCTGGGGAAAACCAGAAGAATATAACCAATCCGTAATTCAAACGTTAATAAACTTAACAGAAAATGCAGTTCCTCGAGACAACACATACGCCCCAAATTATTTGTTCTGGAAAACAACAGAAGGTTGGAACTTCAAGACAATTGAAAAGTTGCTAAACGAAGAAGAAAAGAAAACGTTCAGTCCAACCGGAATAGAAGACAGCAACCCAAACGAAGCCCAAAGCATTTTATCGTTTGAGGTTATACAAGACAATGAAACATTATCTCTTGTTGAAGATGGTATTCTCCATTCGTACTATGATTATGTGACCCCAAACTATAATGATCCGTATATGGACTATATTGACATGACAGATTCTTTAACAACAGAAAGAATAGAATTAGATTACTTAGAAGCGTTTGGTAAATGGAAAACCGTTGAAGAATATCCACTTATCACCGAAGACTATATGAAAACTCTCAACAGAAAAGTTAAATTTGGTGATTCTATTTATGGATACTTTTCTCCGGAATATAACAGACCAATTACATTTTACCATGACAAATATGGTGAAACTGCCAAACGGAATGATGCAAAACAATGGCAGTGTGTGTTTGATCAAACAGAATTAGAACATAAAACCCTCAAAACAATTCAAAAAGAAATAAAAGAACCCACAAAAGAAAACAAAGACAAATATAGAAAACAAATGAATCTCAAATCTAAATGGGATATTTATGAAAACAGGATTTGCTGCGAAAAGAAACCAATAATAAAGCATCAATTTCTTGCCGTGATTGAAGAAGCCAAAATACTTCCAATTGAAAGTCTCGCGGGAACACGAGGAGGAATATATGAATATACGTGGAGGGAAGTTGAAATATGGCCGAAAGACTATATTGATGATTATGAAATCCCCGACGGGGAAGAACTGGAATTAATCAGCCGAGAAGAATCTCCTCTGTCTATTGTTATTATTCCAAAGGGACTCAGTGGGTCATATAGAGAAGAGAATGATGTCGAGTGGTCAAATCCAGCATATAACATCAACGAACTGATGAATGGATCCACCGGATCACCAGAAGTTCCGGCGGGAGAAACGGGTGATGTGTTTGTTGGTCCTGGTGTTAATGTAATAAGCGATAAACTAAACAGTTATCCAAAAGCATACCAAATGATGCCCGTGGGTGGTTATTTTCGGATTGAAGATGATCCTTGTGAAATAAACCACGACGATATAGAAGTGTATTTTCACAAGCATGTGGTCCAGATGTATAAACTTCCGAGTTATATTCTAGAAAACACAAAACCCAAAGAAGAAGAAGAAGACACTCCGGATCCGTCAATCCCAAAGGATATATATTTCTTTGATGTGCCCAATGCACATGATGGATTATGTAGGTGTAGATAATGTCTAACCATAAAACTTGCTGTTGCGGCTGCGACAAAATTCCTTCCGCGTATGTTGTTTTTAAAACCCCGGACCTTGTTGATTTTAACCATGACGTCGATGAGGATTGGCGTGGCGGGCAAGGTCCAAATCATTTTGGGCATTCTGACTGGCGTTCTTGGTGGGCATATCATCCCATTGTCGAGCGTGCCGAGGCTCATAACAATGTAATGTTGAATTATAATTATGCCAGTTATCTGTTTTGGAATAGTGACAACGCACCCTGGTGTTTGTTAGACGAAGATATAATACACCCCAAAGTGCGGGCGAGCAAATATCAAATCACTAATGAATTTGTAGACCAAGAAACAGGGCTGGTTCGCGTTGGTTTAGAATACTTAGTGGATTTTCAGTGGTTGTTGTGGGATGTCGATGTGGCAGTTGCTAATAAAGATATACACATGAGGCCCGATGTGATCAAATATGCTGAACTGCACCCAGAACGAGGTGCTCTTGAAGAAAATTGTGTCCGGGCCTGTTCGTCGCCAAAGGCTCCGAATGCTATATTCGACCTTCTGCCGTGTAATCTCGACGAAGATTATTGTACACATCTGAATGAATTTATAGATTATGTAAGAGAACTTGCAGATCCTTTTTTTCCGGAATTTAACGGAGGGTGTGCTTATGATCCACCAAATTGTTATGATTTGCCGTTTCTTCGAGTAGACACAACAAACCATGATGTGTGTTCAACCCTTCCAAGTAACTATGATCCACTAAACACACAAATAAAAACAATATCAGATGCTGTAGACGAAGTTTATGATGCAATAATATCCAGGTTTGGTCCACAAATATTGGCTAATGGGGAAATTAACCCATATCCCGATAATATAATTTTTGTTTCTGATATTGGTATACCGAGCACTTATTACTATTATGTGGGTGATCGTTGGAATTCTTGGAATGATGAAACATCATATGAGCAAGTTTATTGTTATGCTCCTTCGGTTGGATCATGTTGTGTGTGGGAATCCAGTGAGAAAGAATGGGAATGTGATTATATAACAAGAAACGAATGTGTGTCTGCTGGAGGAAAATTTAAAGAAGGGTCTGCTTGTGTTGATACAGACTGTGCTTATCTGAGCGAATCATATGCACTTGAGTCGAATTCTAACGAATCCGTGTTTCCGTTATTGGAAAGTAGAGTTGAAGAAAGAATGTATCATGATGACGATGACTACTTGAGGAGCCACGACCCAAGATACTATGTTTATTCTGGACCCCAACCCGCCATAAGTGGTGTGTTGGCTGAATATGATTTTTATCATCTGTTGAAATCTAAATTTATAGATAATTGGGGGACAGAAGTAGCAGAATATAAATTTAATGCGTGTCCTGGCGAGGAAAACGAAAACAATTGTTTTGGAAGATCTTGTAAAGAGTATGGGGGGTCGAGTGGTTGTTTTCCTGGACCGACAGGACCAAATGACCCAATTCCACAGAATATTAACAGAAACACTATGGTTTATTATACCAATCATTGGGATTATTTTGATCCAGATTCTCCGGGAGACAGAACGATGGATCCTTGGTCACACCTATACAGTAATGTTGAAACCGAACCCACAGAAGGCGAGTGGAACTCCGGAGATTGGTTGAATCAATTGCGGGATGGTCCCTTGACCTCGTGTGCACAGGGGTATCCGTGGAACGAAATCACCACATATGCTCTGAATACAGATTATACTCACAATCTGATGTGGAATTCACAGACTGAAAACGATCCTTGTATGATTCCCGGCCCGTGGGTCAACACAAACAAATGGGAACTAGAGCCAGTTCCTTCTAATTATAGGATAAACGCTGTGCAGGCATCGGTGTTTAGTCGCGGTAATCAATACTCGCCACAGTTTAACCACATGGTATCCTTTACAGAAACCGTAAAAGAAAAATACAAAAGTCCTTGTTTTTATACGAACATCATACAAGAAGAATCTGTTGCATTGTGTCCATGCGACGAGGATAAATTATACAAAGCCAATGAATTTTTTATAGGTCTTCCTAGTCCTATAATACATCAAAACCCATGGTGGACAACCGGTCCGGTCAATTGCGAAGATGAGGGGTTTAAATTGTTTGTTGGAACGACGGGAAGCGTGGAAGAGTATGCTGCTATGGACAACCCGGATGGGTATTATAGCGGAATGTATATGTGCTCCATGGATGCTCCTGGTCCAATACCTGCTAATGAACTGGGCGACGATTTTAGACCTGATTATACAGCATATTTGGTTGGCGGCAACTTCAGGCAGGTCGGCCATTGGATTCGTCCAGGGTTTGGATATTATTCCAATATCACCCTACCTTTGGTATGTGATCAAACTGGTTTTCCTGAATATAAATTACCGACTAGATATAGGCAAGTTCGTCATCCATGGCCGTCTGGGTGGGGATACGGACACTGGGTGTGTGATGGTGAATGGGGACATTCCGACGAAAACAACGATGATTGGGTGTGCTTGGGCTCGATGATATACGACCCCGACTACTATGAAGATGATTGGTCACAATGTAACAGAAAACCCTTTTATGGGACAATGGATGTATTTTGGTCAGAAACCATAATGGATGGTGAGTGTGGGGGTGATGATTGCATGAGTATGTACTGGCGACCAGGAGATGACTTATCTCCCGGGGAACATCCGGGCCAAGCGAACTTCTTAAAAATAGACGACTTTGGTTCGTTCGATAGGTGCGGTAACTGGGTAAATCCATCACAACCACCAATTCCCATAGATTCGGTTGATGTTCCCTCGGAAAATTGTTCCGAGTTGTTATGCTGGGACGATTGGGAATTGGACCACAACGTTGAACCACACATTCATACTTTACACAAAGCAGATGAATGTGGGTGTTGTTCAAATACACGCATCACAACGAATTTTGACAAGAACTGTGAATTTTGATAAATACAATATAAGAGGTACACATGGTTCCAGATTTTTTTACTCGACTTTCATCGTTTGCTAATTCAACATGGCCATCCATGAGAATTGGTCATTCTGTTCATGGGTATGATGAATCGACCCGATGTTCAAATCCAGATGGGTTTGTTGACAACTCCGACTGTCCCGAAGAGGAACCACATTGCAATTGCCCCTGTCAAGAATTAATACCAAAAAAAGAAACAGTATTTTTTGATAAAACGGAAAAGAATGATAAATATAAAGTATTAGACGAAGATGGAAATGACGTTCAATCTTTTGACAATCCGTCCGATGCATACAATTGGATACTTGAAAACGGAACAAACAATCCAAGACCCACCGAAGACGAGATAAAAGAAACAAAAGAAGCATTATCAGAATGTGACCTCATTGAGGAGCATTTGGGGTCTGATTGGTTAGGCTGTGATTGGGAATATCCAGAATCGGAAATAAACTGTGCCTGTCCGTGCACAAATCCAAAATTTAAAGATTATCTCGAATACAACAGAACGTATGCTACGTATTGGGACACACCAAAACACACTCCATTGTATAGAAATATGTTAATGCGAACTATAGGATCAAAAAAAGCCACAATGACCACATATGGTGATTTTTCACTAAAAAGTGGTGATATTATTAAAATAAATACCGAATTGTTCATTGAGACCGAATTGCCAAACATAAAATATACAGGAAAGTGGCTAGTTGCTTACATACACCACATTATATTGCGCGGATCTCATCTTATGGAATTGGGCTTAGTGCGGGACAGCAACGTTATCGAGCCCTCTGGTAATTATTTTGATGGTATAAATTTTAAATACCAACAATAATATTATAAATAATTCAAAGGAATCCATATGACATCCATAAAATATTCAGATATAAATTTTTCTTTCTCAAAAAACAACTTGAGCAACGATGTTAATATTAGAACCAACGAAAATGCAATAAAACAATCAATAAAAAACATATTACTAACCCGAAAAGGAGAACGACCTTTCCGGGACAACATTGGCGCAAACATTCACAATGTTTTGTTTGAAAATTTTAACATTTCAAATACTGTCTCTCTATATTCAACCATACGGAATCAAATACATTCATTTGAACCCAGGGTTACCATAGATGATATAATATTTGATGATTCTCTAAAGGATTCTTTAATAGACAGCAATATACTTAGTTTAGAAATAATATTCAGTTACGTCACAGGAACAAACAGAGAACCAATCCAGGACAGGTTAACTGTCGGAATAGAAAGAGTGCGATAATGGCAGTTGGAAATCAAATTAATATCGGAAATTTGGGATTTGAGGATATTCGTTCAAGTATTATCACTTTCCTAAAAACACAAGACACCGGGGCTGCTTCATATCTAAACGACTATGATTATGACGGATCTGCTCTTTCAACCCTAATAGATCTGCTTGCATATAATACACTATATTATGGTTATTATAGTAACATGATTGCAAATGAGATGTTTCTCGATAGCGCGCAAAGAGAAGAATCACTAATATCATTGACCAAACCTCTGGGATATGCAGTGCCTGGTTATAATAGTGCTGTTGGGAAAATATCACTAACAAAAGGCGGAAGATTCAACGAAATTCCAAAATATGATAAATTTACGGGGACAAAGAGCGACGGCAGTGTTTATATTTTTAGAACTATAGAAACATATGAATTAAACGAAGAGGGAAAAAACCCAGCAATAAAATTATATGAAGCAAAATCCTATATTTCTAGCGAATTCACATCTTTAATAAATTATGAGTCTCAAAGTATACTCTTATCTGATTATCCGGACATTGATATATCTTCGTTAACTGTAGAGGTTAGTGTAACTGGCAAGGAGGAAGATTTTGTTGAATATATACTCAGTTCTAATATTACGACAAATGTAGACGAAAACCAAGAATTGTATTGGCTTGAGCGAAACACCGAAGGATTTAAAATTATATTTGGCGGTTTGGAAGAAGAATTGACAAATAGAACTGTTGGAAAGCGAATTGTGCGAGGTGATTTGGTTCGATTGTCTTTCATAACCAGTAACGGAGTAGACGGAAATGGTGTGTTTGCTTTTTCTTATGATGGAGACGCCCTTTCTGGAAATAACGAGGTAACAACTATTAATGTTTCTTCTGGGGGAAGTGACGGCCCTGATATAGATAGCATTAGATTTTATGCTCCTCGATGGTTTGCATCACAGGACAGGGCTGTGACCAAAGACGACTGCATCGGAATGTTACAAGAAAGGGGCTTTGAAAATTTTTCGTTGTGGGGAGGCGACGAAGCAATGCCACCTGAATATGGAAAGGTTTTCATGTCGTTCGAGGATGATGACCTTTGCAATGTTGCAAAAGAAACATTGGACGAAAAACTTGTTGTGACAATATACTCCGAGTGTGTTCCTTCTGCTAATTTCGTGTTGCTATGCAACATTGTCGGAGAATTTAATCCAAACAAAACCCACAGAAGCGAAGAAGATTTGTCCGATATTATAAAATCAACTATATTTGGTTTATATCAAGACGACAATTTTGGGGTAGAATTTAATAGAGATGTGTTCGTAGATGAAGTTCGGAAAAAAGACGACGCAATAACGATTGACAGTATTTCTTTGTTTATCAGAAACGAACAGGCCCCATCAAACGGCAAAAGGAAAATTAAATTTTTAAACGAAATCAACAAGGGTGACGGCAGTGGAGGAGGAATAGCATCATCAAAAATAACATCATCCAGCATATCCACTTATTCCTTTTGGTTAGAAGACAACCCCAATACCGGAAATGTGGTAGCATGGCGAACGGTAAATGGACATAAAGTTGTAGTATCAGACGATGCTGGAACAGTCGATTATGATAATGGTGTTGTTAAAATCAATGAAGGTGTGGTCTTGAATGATTTTTCTCTAATTGCAGAACTCCCCCACACACAATATAATTTTATTGCAAAAGAAAATATGTTATTGGAAATTTTTCCTAATGTAATTTTAGTACCAAGAGGTTAAAATGTTTCCGTATTATAACCAAACAGCAATAAATGAAGCCTATAAGAACATAAAACGCCAAGAAGAAATAGATTCTCTCTTTGGTGGTCTTAATTTAATCGAGAATGAAAAATATGATGTACGAGATCAAGTTCCCCGCTGGATCCACCGAGAATATGGAACAACCGGTTCTAATTTTATAAACTTTTTTCAATCATATTTTGATTGGTTATATTCCTTGGAGGATTCTGGTTCTGGATATAATTTAGGTATAAATGGATTCTTAAAATATATTGATATTGATACAATGCCAGATGAGTTGATCAAAACATATGCTAAAACCTTCTTGCCTTCGTTCCCAGACAACCTTATCGGAACACCCGATAGGTTTGGCGTTCCTTTAGATTCTCTTAGAGAATATATCAAAAAAATCAAAACAAGAGTTTACCACAAAAAAGGAACAGAAAGCACATACCAAGATTTAATAAAAAATCTTTTTGGTGTTACTGGTGGTGTAAATTTTGAATATCCTGGAAGGCTGTTGTTTAAGTTAAACAGAGGAAACGCCGTTGATGAAGAACGGTATTCATATCCGAGTTATTTAAATGAAAACCCACTAACAGACTCGGATTGGTTTCAACCTTTTACTTATATTGTAAATGCTATTATAGACCCCAAGGATGGTAATTATGAGTATATATTCCCGGATGATTTGAACGGTCAACCAATATACAAAGATGCTGTGTTAAGTGTTCTACATCCGATAGGAATGAAGGCATTATTTGAAACGAGTTTAGAGGATTGGACTGGGCCAACTGGTCCCGACTCGGACGACAGTACATGTGAATATCCAATTTTAGGAAACTATTTTCCATATACGTTAAACACCAGTTCTACTATAAATTCATGCACGGGATGTACACTTCCATATTACAACGAGGCTGAAGATTCTAACCCATTAAACGATTTCGCTAATCCTACCCATGTATTTCCTAACTGGACTATACTCAACGAAGATATTGAGATTTTTGGTAATATAAATATAGGAGACTTTTACGTATTGTGTTCATTTTGGGCGAGTCCCAATATTGGTATTACATCATGTATAGAATTAGGATGCTAAAGGGAAACATATGTCTATAAATAACTTTTCAAAACAAATTGGCGTTCAAAATGCTAAATTAATATACGACACGTTTGGTACATTCACGAATGGTGTTCCTAATTTTTATAGTTTCTTTATGGGAGGGGTGCAAATGCCCCCCAATGTTGGGAAAAATATTAGCAGTGGTGGGAATAATTTCTTCGAAGATGCAAATGTCCTTTCCACCACAAACTTCTATAGAACACTTAACAAGAAAAATATTGCATTAGTAGTTCGTAGAATTGATTGGACTAGAGGCACTGCATACCACCCATATAGGTCTGCGGGACAAGAATTAGATTCTGAATCTTTTTATGCATATAACAAAACTAATAGAACTGTATATTTGTGTGTGTCTGATAATGAACACAATCGTTATGATCTAAGAGCCCAGAGTGGTTCTAGTGTCGCTCCTTCACACTCTGTAGGAATTCAAAAATATGAAGATGGTTATTCCTGGTTACCCCTCTATAAAATAGACTGGAACCTACAACCGTTTTTGACTGGAACTTGGTTACCGGTCCCTTCTCTGGATGGTTTTTCAGAAACATCCAAATCGGGAACATTTGACTCAAGTTCCAGAGAAAAGTGTGGTGTAAATTATAATACGTGTGGTACGTGTTGTTTATACCACAGTTCATATTTTTATGACTCCGTCGGTAGCATTTACCATTCGCCGGGAGACATATATAAATCATTTTCAAATACTAAATGCTATGAATGCTTTGAGTTGTCGGGACGACTCGGTATGGAGATGACATTTACTGAAAGTTCAACCGGAACAAATAGTTGTTTTTCGTGTTCCGAAACGAGTCCTTGTGCGTGCACAAAAGCAGTCAGCACAACAGCAGAAAAAATCAAAGCCTCTAAAATACCATCGATAAATAATGAAAAATTCCAAACAAAAACAGAAGAAGAATCATCGTCTAATGATGGCAGGATAATGTCTGTATTTTTTGACATGAAAAACATACCCACATCTGATCTAATCGTGTCTGAAGACCACCCCCAAATTTCAATAGAAAGTTCTACTGGAACAGGAGCGGTGTTGAGATTTAAAACACACAAAGACGCATATAAAAATATAGTAATCCACGGAGTTGAGGTGGTTTCCGCTGGATCTGGGTATAAGGATATTAAGATAACTAGCGCACAGGGATTTGAAAGTAAAATTGAAATCAATATAGACAAAGTTGATGGTGTTGCTGTGAATCCCGTAGAACTTTTGGGTGCTTGTAATATCATGTACAATATACAAATAAGATCTTCAGAAATAGCAGACTCCGCTGGAACAAATCAAAGAAATTTCAAGTTCTATGGTATCAGTAAAAATGTAGAAATTAAAACATCTGGTGATATTAAAATATTAGGTTCTGATATCCAAGAAAAGGCAGCACCAATTTTTCACCGAGCAACCGATAAATATGACATATCCTCATTGGCTATGAACGAGACTAGTTTCATCGAGGCCGATACCGCCCGGTTTGATAATAACACAAACGAATCGGTTGGTCAAATGCAGACAATATCATTCACCGACACAGAATTAGAAGTGTTTGTTAACCCAACAACAATTTTATCAGATAGGGAAAATTCAACCGGAATAATAAACACAAACGATACTGATGTTGTTTATACCATCACAGATAGAAAATTAAGCAATATCGTGCATGGAAGCGGTAAAGTGGTTTACACGAAAACAAACAACGTAATAAACCTACCCTCAGACGGTCAACCAACCCAACTATTAACCTTTAGAATAATAAAATCATACTGTTAGGAGTATAATCTATGTCCTTTAAACCTTTTGGAAATAATTCTTTTGTATTAGCAAATAGCCCGTATCATAGTCGGGTTGATCAGCACGAAAACAACCCTCCGAATGACATCGCACGAAATTATTCTATGGCGGCATATAAACCGGGACAGCCCCTACAATCTGGTGAACTGAACGAAGTCCAGGAGCATTTTTACAGAATGATGTCACTAACCACACAAATGAATCATAACTGGCTTGCTGGTCCGGGTCTGTTGTGGGATGCTGATTATGGAACTGATGATAGTATAATTCCGGAGAATGCAGTTGGGGTAGGTCAAAACGACGGGACCGGCCTTACAGTCCATGGTCCCGGGTGGGCCGGAACCACCCCCCTTTATCCCTTTAACGACCCATCCGACACATCCACAAATACAAATATAATTGAGGTTGTGATGGGGGGAAGTAATATTACTGTAGTATGTAAAATTGGATGGTATTTGGTGGAACCCATAAGTGGAGAACTCGAGGGAATGAAGATATGGGTTCATAATAATACTGATCTAACTCTAGAAAATTTACCAAAGGATGGACAGAATTCTAATGTTGGATTTGAAGTTTCTGTT